AGTGTTGCAGAAAGCATTGCTGAGTCTATTGATCTAGAAGAATCGAAGGCGCTAGATGCTATTGCTCAAAAAGCAGAGAAGCATGGCATTGCACTTGAAGAGTTGATGGCAGTGTATGAAAGCGCACTAGAAGAAGCTGATCAGGAATGGGCATTTTCTTGTGTGAATCACTACATCCAAGAAGCGAAAAAGCTAGAGAAAGACGAAGATGATCCTTGCTGGAAAGGCTACGTTCAACTAGGCACTAAGAAGAAAGACGGTAAAGAAGTACCAAACTGTGTGCCTAAAGAAGAAGTAGACCTTGATGAAGAAACCACAATGCAAGGCATCAAGCGTATTCTATCTAAGACAACTCATAAGAAAAGATACGCATACGCTAAAGACTTAGTGCAGAAGATTGTGGACCGTAAGCGTAAAGAAGGTAACGGCAAACTACGTCACACTATTGCTTGGTATGCCGCTACTATCGCTGATCAGGTACCTGGTATCGATGCCCGTATACTTGCTGACATGGTAGAAGAGCATGGTGCTGGCGACTTCGCAACAGAGAAAGTGACTAAGCGTTACAAGAAAGATACTCCCGGAGAATCTATTAATGAAGCGTTTGAGTCTATATTTGAAGAGGTGTCTCAAAAGCAAATCAAAGACCTTGAAAAATTTGCTGATCGTTTGCTAGACAAGTTTGGTGTTGATGTGGAATTCACTCGCCACTTTGCGGATCGTATGAATGATGAGCGTAACAATCCTGCTATAACTATTGCTGAGTTGCAAAAGCTATTTAAGAAAATTGCTAAGAACAAAGCAAAAGATATCAAGCAAAACGCTGATTCTGAAGCCGTACTGAAAGACATTCAGGCTGATTTGAACTTGCCAGTTGTCATTAGATACAACAAGGCTAAAGATGAATTTGAAGTCGTTAATAAAACTATTATGCGTAAGAAAGACTTCAAAACACCTAACACTGTAATTAAATACTAAGAATGGAGATAGACTATGGGATTCCCAATGACTGAAGATATGCTAAAAGCAATGATAAACAACAACCCTAAATCAAAAGAATGGTTTGATGCTTTATCAGAAATTATGCCTAAGTACGAAATCGATACACCCGAGCGCATTGCTGGCTTTATCGCACAGTGTGCCCACGAATCCGCAGATTTTAAACGTCTTGAAGAGAACCTAAATTACTCTGAAAAGGCACTTAACTCTGTGTTCGGACGTTACTTCGGCAAAGGTAAAGGTAAGCGTGATGCCGCAGAGTACGCACGTAATCCTGAGATGATTGCTAACTACGTATATCAAGATGAGTTTCGTTCTAAGAAAGGCGCTCTAGGCAACACTGAAGAAGGTGACGGCTGGAGATTCCGTGGACGTGGACTCAAGCAATTGACTGGTCGTAACAACTACGCTGCATTTGGTAAGACAGTTGACATGACTGCTGAAGAAGCCGCAGAATATGTTGCTACTCCTAAGGGTGCTGTTGAATCAGCATGTTGGTTCTGGGACACTAACAAACTCAACAAGATTGCAGATAAGAAAGATATTGTTGCCATGACTAAGAAGATCAATGGTGGCACTATCGGTCTAGAAGATCGCACAGCCCGTTATGAGAAAGCACTTGCTATTCTAAGCGGTGAAGTAGACGTTTCACCTTCTTCGGCATCTGCTAAAGTTGACTTCAGTGAAATCATTTCTGTCGGATCTCGTGGACCTACTGTAGAAGCCGTACAAGAATTCCTTGGACTAACTTCAGATGGTATTTATGGACCTGGCACTAAGCGGGCTGTCAAAGCTTGGCAAGTCGCTAACGGTCTAGTTGCTGATGGTGTTATCGGACCTAAATCTCTACGTAAAATGTTTGGGTAATAAAATGAAAAGATTCTTAGACTATACCGCAGAACAGATTGACGCATTCTGTGAAGAGTGTGACATATACGATGATTTGATTGTCGAAGAGGCAGAGTATCAAGGGCGCAAAGTAAAACTAAACGATCCCTTTCGTAATTCTGACGGTAAGTCTAAGTTTAGTGTTTACGTCCGTAACGATAAAGGCAATATCGTCAAAGTAAACTTTGGTGATCCAAATATGGAAATTAAACGTGACGATCCCGCTAGACGCAAATCATTTAGAGCTAGACATAATTGCGATAACCCAGGTCCCAAGTGGAAGGCACGGTATTGGTCGTGCTATCAATGGCGTGCAAGGGCTAAAGTCGATAACTAATAAATAGTACAATAACACATAATTTTGAGAGGATCAAATGTATAAACGACCTATAGAACCATTGGCTGAAGGATTTCTAGAAGCTTTTGGCAAGAAAATCAATGTACTAGAGGGCAAAGCTTCACGTCCTGCTGACCGCACCGAAGGCGATGTTAAGCCTGAAGATATTACTGGCGAAGAAGAAGTCAAGTCTGACGGTTCAGCTAAGAAAGCTCCTGCACGTAAAGGCGATCAGGCTCAAGCGGACTCTATGGAGAAAGTTAAAGAGTCTGTTGACGAAGCTATGGATCCAGTTAATCCAGTTGCTGTTAAGAAGAAGTTTGCTGACCGTAAAGATAAAGACCTCGACAACGATGGCGATACTGATTCATCTGATGAGTACCTACACAAGCGCCGTAAAGCTATTTCGAAAGCACTAGCTAAAGAAGAAGTTGAACTTGACGAAGTATCAAAAGAACTGAAACAGCGTTACCTCAAAAAAGCTGATAAAGACTCTTACGATATGTTCACTGGCAAGAAGGCTGGTTCTAAAGAGAAAATGGACAAGCGCCGTGCATCTATTCAGAAAGTATCAAAAGACTTAGAAGGTAAGAAGAAATTTGCTGATTACGATCCTAAGACTAAGAAATACACTCGTGAAGAGGCTGAACTTGATGAAGGTTGGAGACAGATCAGCCAGCATGAGTTTAATAAGCGCCAAAATGCAATGGGTAGTAACCCCGGTGTTGATCACTCTATGGACGTTAAGAAAGACGGCACTTGGTTCTCTAAGAAAGGTCACCAGACTATCAAGCGTAAAAAGAACCCTATGTCTAGAGACGGTTTCGACTTCCATGTAATGGAATCTGTTGAAATTGAAGAAGCCTACAAAACGCCTGAAGAAGCGAAAGCATACGAAGCAGGCAAAAGAGCATGGCGTGACAAGAAGAAGTATGACGCAAATCCTAACAAAGATCCCAAGCTAAAGACAGCATGGTCTAGAGGTCACAACGATGCTCGTGCTAAGTTTGTGAAGAGATATGGTAGTTCTGAAGAGAAAATGCGTTATGAAGAAGTTGGTCTAGACGAAGCACGTAAGAATGCGGCTGCTGACCTATACTTTGACACTTACTCTGCGGCTGTACAGAAAGCACGTAAAGACGCTGAGAAGCAAGGTTACGAAGTAGACGAAGATGATTGGCACAATCAAGTTACAACTGGTCCAGGTAAGCCAGGACGTGGTAAGACTGTTCGCCATAACATCAAGCTAACTAAGAACGGCAAGCCTGTTCGCAAAGGTCTAGCTATTCAAGTCTACAACCGTGACACTGACAGAAATACTTACGAATTGAATTCATACGTATCTTAGGAGAATACTATGCTTGGTTGGTTTAAATCATTATTTAGTTCTGTTGACGTGATAGTTGAGCAACCAAAAGTTGCACCTCAACCTGTTGAAGAAAAGCCTAAAGTAGATTTAGCGTCTATGACCAAAGTAGAGCTAGACATTCATGCGAGAAGTCTAGGATTGAAAGTGGACCGTAGACGTACTAAAGATTATATAATTGAGCAAATCGAAAACCACACAAAGGAGAACTAAAATGTCATTGTGGAAAGATACAGACACCGCTGATGGTGTACCAAAGTACCTAGATGCAGGCGATGCGGCTAATGCATACTTCATTGATACCACTGAAGCGGCTGTTGCTAGCAACCGTGCAAAAGGTCTTAAAACTACTGGCTGGAACTTGTACGAAGAGTACGGTAATGGTCGTAAGCGTGTAGAAACCCTTGTTGCTATGCGTAGAACTGCCGTTGAAGCTGGCGATGCTGGTGTAACTGGCGACACTGCTGTTGAAGATGCTACTGTAGCAGACTCATAAATAACAGTGAAGGGTGGGGAGTTATCTCCACCCATTATTATAATAATAAGGTGACTAAATCATATGGTACTAGATGAATCTACATTTCTATTATACGCAGCCCAGAATTATGATATGCGTAAGGTAGCCTCAGTAGATGAATTCTACGATGACCTAAAAAGATTTCAGTACCTAAAGCGTTTATTCAGACGCTATGAAGAATTGGATGAGTTGAAAGTGCGACTCATACTCAATCATATGATTGTGCTATACAATTGTTTTGGTCTAGCTACTACACCCATGCTGTTTATGAAGCTAGAAGAATATCATAAATACTTAAAACCGTTTCTTGTTTATATGAGCTACCTACCAGAGGTGGTGCAGTATGGCGAGAAAAAGATTATTACGTCAAGTATACCCCTTGACCCGAATATTGTTAAAGAACTGAGAGAACTATGATTGTCGATTTATTTCTAGTATACCAATTTCTTAGAAGGCTAGCTACGCCATTTAAGGAATGGAAAGCATATGAGCTAGGCATCATTGACGCCGAAGGCAATATTCTAAAAAAATCTAAAGAACTTACGACTATTGAAGAACGTAAGGCTTGGGGTAAATTTGATCTAATGATTTTAAAACTAAAGAGATTGCTAGCGAAGGTACCAGGTGGATCTTCCCGTATAGCTTCGTATGCAGCCGCTCTTTACTTGATTAAAGAACACAACAACGTTGATGCCAATCTAATTACAGAAGAAGAGTTGACAGAAGGCCTTCAACAGTATATGATGATCGCCGAATCAAACGTTGACATAGACTTCATGTTTGAAGAAGTAATGAATAGTGCCGGTAGTGGTGCTATTGCTGGAATCGGAATTGGTAAAGACGGAGAACCGGGACTTACACCAGCTCAAATGCGTAAGCATAAGAAGAAAGCCCCACTCAAGCGTTTTAGCGACACTATAGGAAAATAAGTAATGCCTGACGAAACAGATCGTAGATCCACCGAGATACATCAGGTTAAGACTGAAGTAGAAATACTGAAGCGTGATGTGTCCAACATTCAGAACCTGCTAGGTAGATTAGACTTGGCTATCGATAAAATTGCTGATGCGACTGGTGGCATCTCAAAGATATTAGCTGTACATGAGTCTCAAATAGACAAAGTAGCCGACGATGTTGCAGAACGAAAACGTATGTCGGAAAAGAGTAGCGAATTACTACACCGAAGAATTAGCGAGATGAAAGACGAGTCTCAAGAATCCCATCGTAGAAATCATGAAGCTGTAATGGCTAAACTAGACGACTTAGAGAGGGAAGTGACCACAGATATGAAAGAAATGTCTGAGCGTGTTACCTCACTTGAAAAGTGGAAGTGGTACATCATGGGTGGCTCATGGGTTATCGGCTTCGTTATCGCTTCTATCACTGACGTGGCACAATTTTTCAAATAAACACTTGACAACGTAATCACTCCTGTGTATAATGTCGATAAGACGTTTAATACTATGGAGTGATAAATGAATGTTGTTGATCTAAAGTTCTCTGGTATCTTATCTACTAGACTAGAGCGATTCTCTATTAAGTCACACTCACCTTACAGGGCTAACTGTCGCTGTCCTATCTGTGGTGATTCTCAGAAGAACAAATCTAAGGCACGTGGTTGGATTCTAGAGAAAGACAACTCTGCTATCTTCTATTGCCACAACTGTGGTGCTTCTCTCAGTCTAGGTAACTTCCTCAAGTCTGTTGACCATAACTTGTACAATGAGTACGTGGTCGATATTGCTCTAGAGAAAGGCTATCGTAAAAAGACTCCACAACCTAAGAAAAAGCCTCTCGAAAAGCTAATAGAGAAACAGCCTAAGTTCACTAAGAAAGGCAGCCCTCTATTATCTATAAAGAAAATTTCTTCACTTAATTACGATCATCCGGTGAAGAAATATATTCAGAAGAGGCTTATCCCTACTTCACAGCACTATAAATTATACTACGCTCCAAAGTTTGAGACTTGGACTAACTCTCTTGTTCCTGGCAAGTTACCTGAGAAGATAGTCAAGCCTAGACTGGTACTTCCTTTCATCGACAAGAATGGTAATGTGTTTGGCTATCAGGGTCGTGCGTTTGACAAAGAAAGCATTCGATACATTACCATCATGCTTGAAGAAGACATGCCTAAAATCTTTGGACTCAACACTGTTGACTTCTCTCGTAAATACTATGTAGTAGAGGGACCAATCGATAGTTTGTTTCTGAGTAATGCTGTAGCTATGGCTGGTGCTGATAACAATGCAAGTGGACTAGAGCAGACCGAGAATGCAATCTTTGTCTATGACAATGAGCCACGAAATGTAGAGATTGTACGCAGAATGGAGAAAGCGATTGATCAAGGTTACAAAGTATGCATATGGCCAAGTAACTTGCGTGAGAAAGATATAAATGATATAGTACTTGCTGGAATGAAGCCTGAAGACTTACAAGTGTTAATCGATGTGAATTCTTACTCTGGTCTAGAGGGTAAGCTAAAATTAAGTGAATGGAGAAAATGCTAATGCGTGTGAATGCTATCTTAGCGATGGACGACAATATGGGTATAGGATGGAAGAACACTCTGCCATGGCCCCATAACAAACGAGACATGCAATGGTTTCGTGAATGCACGTCTGGACATATCGTTGTCATGGGACGAAATACTTGGGAATCATTTGGATCCAAACCTCTGCCTAATCGTATAAATGTAGTTGTAACTAATCGGTATCATGACCTTGAAGGCAAGCCAGATCATGTGATGCGTGGTCACATAAATGGTATTATTACAGAGCTTCTTTTCAGCAATCCTGGACTGAAAATTTTTATCATTGGAGGTGCAAATTTGTATAGACAAGCACTGCCATTCTGTGATAGACTATACCTATCAACTATCAGAGGGTCCTATCAATGCGATACTTTCATGTATCGTGATGACTTCTTGCCCTTTGACACAAGAGAATACATCGAAGTCACCGATGGTTTAACTATTGAAATTAGAGGTCGTACTGAATGAAGCAATACCTAGATGCTCTCCGACACGTGATGAACGAAGGAGAGCCTGTTACAGATCGCACTGGCGTAGGGACTATCAGCGTCTTTGGTCACCAGATGCGATTCAATCTGCAAGAAGGGTTTCCCGCAGTCACAACAAAGAAACTCGCTTGGAGGGCTGTGGTGGGCGAACTACTATGGTTCTTAGAAGGCAGCACAGATGAGCGTAGACTAGCAGAGATTACGTTTGAAGAAGACCGCAAGTTTCTTGTAACAAAGAAGACTATCTGGACGGCCAATGCTGACAATCAAGGTCTTGCGCTAGGATACAAGAACACTCCTTTCGAGAAAGAACTTGGACCTGTATATGGCTCACAGTGGCGCAACTTTAACGGAGAGCGTGTAGATCAGATCAAGTGGCTCATTAACGAGATCCAGAACAATCCTGATAGTCGTAGACTTATCATTTCAGCGTGGAATCCAAGTCAGATTGATAAAATGGCACTACCGCCGTGTCACACACTTGCACAATTCAAAGTTTCTAATGGCAAACTATCTTGCCAGCTATATCAGCGAAGTGCAGACATGTTCCTTGGCGTACCATTTAACATTGCAAGTTATTCACTCTTGACCCACATGCTTGCAAAAATTTCTTCTTTGGAAGTTGGTGATTTCGTGTGGTCCGGGGGCGATTGTCATATATATAATAATCACGTAAAGCAAGTTATGCAACAAATTGAACGAGAGCCAATGGATCATCCACAGCTGGTGATGCCTGATCTCAAATCTCTAGATGATGTTCTTTCCTCTAGAGTTAGCGACTACAAATTAGAAAATTATAATCCAATGGATTCCATTAAAGCCCCAATGGCAATCTAGGACTGATAGGAATAAAATATGATTCAAGCAATACAAGTAACTAAACGGGATGGCTCAAAAGAGCATCTAGACATTGAAAAGCTACATCGTGTAGTTTTCTTTGCCTGTGAAGGTATCACGGGTGTAAGTCCAAGTGAAGTTGAAATCAAAAGTCAGATTCAATTTTACAATGGAATGAGTACAAAAGAAATCCAAGAAACTCTAATCAAAGCTACGTCTGACCTGATCACAGAGGAAACTCCTAACTATCAGTTCGTTGGTGGTCGTTTGATCAACTACGCATTGCGTAAAGAAGTGTACGGTCAATATGAACCTTGCACAGTGAAAGCCCTTGTAGAGAAGAACACTGAAAGTGGCTTCTACGATGCTGAGTTGGTAACGAAATACACAGACGAAGAGTGGGCGAAAATCGATTCGTTTGTTAAACACGACCGTGATGAGCAACTAACCTACGTTGCTATGGAGCAATTGCGTGGTAAGTACCTAGCTCAGAACCGTGTGACTGGAGAAATCTTCGAGACTCCACAAATGTGTTATATTTTGATTGCGGCTACTCTATTCGCTGATTACCCAGCCGAGACTCGCTTGCAATATGTCAAGGAGTATTACGATGCTATTAGCCTTCACGATATATCTCTTCCTACTCCTGTTATGGCTGGAGTTAGGACTCCGCAACGACAATTCAGCTCCTGTGTTCTTATTGAGTCTGGCGATAGTCTGGATAGTATTAACGCTACAAGTAGTTCTATTGTTAAGTATGTAAGTCAGAAAGCAGGTATCGGTATTGGTGCAGGTAGCATTCGTGCAATTGGTTCACCTATTCGTAAGGGTGATGCGTTCCATACCGGTGTGATTCCGTTCTACAAGATGTTTCAAGCGGCTACTAAGTCTTGCTCACAAGGCGGTGTGCGTGGTGGTGCGGCTACTATCTACTACCCTATCTGGCACCTAGAAGTCGAAGATATGCTTGTGTTGAAGAACAACAAGGGTACAGAAGAGAACCGTGTGCGTCACATGGACTACGGTGTACAGTTCAACAAGCTAATGTATGAGCGTCTAATCACTGGTGGTGATATTACTCTATTCTCACCATCTGACGTTCCTGGCTTGTACGATGCATTCTTTGCTGACCAAGATAAGTTCCGTGAGCTATACGAAAGAGCAGAGCGTAACACTCGCCTACGTAAGAAAGTCGTTAAGGCTAGCGAACTATTCTCTATGTTCATGGAAGAGCGTAAGAACACTGGTCGTATCTACCTACAGAACGTTGATAACGCAAACGATCATGGTTCATTCTTGCCTGATCTTGCTCCTATTCGCCAGTCTAACCTATGTGCTGAGATTGATTTGCCAACTAAGCCATTGAATGATGTGAATGATCCAGAAGGTGAAATCTCGCTATGTACGTTGTCTGCTATTAACTGGGGTAACATCAAGAGCGTTTCAGACTTTGAGCGTGTATGTCGCCTAGCAGTTCGTGGTCTAGATGCACTATTGTCTTACCAGAACTACCCCATTCTTGCGGCTCAACTAAGCACTGAGAAGCGCCGTCCAATCGGTGTAGGTATCATCAACTTTGCTTACTGGTTGGCTAAACATGACTTGAACTACCAGAACATTGACAAAGCTGGACTAGAACTTATTGATGAGTATGCAGAAGCTTGGTCTTACTACTTGATTAAAGCGTCTGCTGATCTAGCGGCTGAACAAGGTGCAATCCCAGGATTGATGGAAACTAAATACGGTCACGGTATCACGCCAAACCAAACATACAAGAAAGACCTTGATGAACTAATTGATCACAAGGAACGTATGGATTGGGCAGGTCTACGTGAACAGTTGAAAGATACTGGTATCCGTAACTCTACTCTAATGGCTCTAATGCCAGCAGAGACAAGCGCCCAGATTGCTAATGCAACAAACGGTATCGAACCACCACGTTCGCTTATCAGTGTTAAGCAATCTAAGCATGGTGTACTGAAGCAAGTTGTTCCAGAGTTTAAGCGACTCAAGAACAAGTACGACTTACTCTGGGACCACAAGTCACCAGAAGGCTATTTGAAGATTATGGCAGTACTGCAAAAGTACATTGATCAAGGCATTAGTGTCAACACTAGCTACAATCCAGCTTACTACGAAGATGAAAAGATTCCTATGAGCGTGATGTTGCAACATATGCTAATGTTCTACAAGTATGGCGGTAAGCAACTTTACTACTTCAACACTCATGACGGTCAAGGCGAAATTGACATTGACAAGATGAGTGAAGAGCCTCTAGCTCAATCAGAAGTGGATGATGACGACTGCGAAAGTTGCAAAATCTAATACTTAATCATTGACAACTCAGTAATTGTGTGATATCTTTACTGAGTTGTCACCATAATATAAGAGGACTATAATGAGTGTATTCGACACGACTAACAAATCAGACCACACTAAGGTAACGATGTTCTTGGATCCTTCAGGTGGTCCGACGATTCAACGTTATGACACCCTCAAGTATAAGACGTTTGATAAGCTGACTGACAAGCAACTCGGGTTCTTTTGGCGACCTGAAGAAGTGGATATCTACCAAGATGCGAAAGACTTCAAAGGCTTGACAGAACACGAACAGCATATTTTCACGTCAAACTTGAAGCGACAGATTCTACTTGACTCTGTGCAGGGACGTGCGCCAGTAGAGGCATTTGCTCCTATTGTATCGCTGCCTGAAATTGAGAACTGGATTCAAACGTGGACCTTCTCTGAGACTATTCACAGCCGTTCGTACACTCATATTATCCGTAACGTCTACTCCAATCCATCGAAGATTTTTGATGAGATGCTAGAAATTAAAGAGATTGTTGACTGTGCCGGTGATATCTCAAAGTACTACGATGAATTGATTGAGATGAGCATGTATTACAATCTTCTTGGTGAAGGTACTCATACTATTATTACTGATGGTGGTGATTACCCAAAAACTAAGACAATTTCTCTGTATGAATTGAAAAAGTTGTTGTGGCTAACCCTAATGAGTGTTAACATTCTAGAAGGTGTGCGCTTCTACGTTTCTTTTGCATGTTCGTGGGCATTTGCAGAGTTGAAGAAAATGGAAGGTAATGCTAAGATCATCAAGCTAATTGCACGTGATGAGAACTTGCACCTAGGCTCTACTCAACTTATGCTACGTACACTCAAGAAAGATGACCCTATCTTTGAGAAGATTGCAGAAGAGACTAAAGAACTGTGTACCAAAATGTTTGTTGATGCAGTAGATCAGGAGAAAGCATGGGCTAAATACCTGTTCAAAGATGGTTCGATGATTGGTCTAAACACTGAATTGCTATCTGGTTACATTGAATATATCTGTACTCGCAGAATGAAGAATGTTAACCTAGATTCGCCATACGATGTGAAGACTAACCCTCTACCATGGACCAATAAGTGGATCAGTGGAGCAGACGTACAAGTTGCGCCACAAGAAACAGAAATCACTAGCTACGTAAGCGGTGGTACTAAACAAGATATTTCAACTGACACCTTTAAAGGATTTTCACTATGATGATTGAGATTTGGGGCAAAGATAGTTGCCCACATTGTTCGCAAGCAAAAGACCTAGCTAAAGCCAAGGGTCTTACATATGAATATAAACTTATCGATAAAGACTTCACCCGTGAAGAACTATTTGAGAACTTCCCAGGTGCACGAACTTTTCCACAGATTAAGGTAGACGGACAAGCCATTGGAGGCTTTAAGGAGTTCGCAGCCCTTGTCTGATAAATGGGAAGAGGCTTACTTGGACACGGCAGAGAGGTTCGCTTCTCTGTCCACTGCCAAGAAGCTACAGGTGGGAGCGATTGTTGTGAAAGATAATCGCATTATATCTATCGGTTATAATGGTATGCCTTCTGGTTGGACTAACGAGTGTGAAACTTACGTAGACTCTACTCTTATGACTAAGCCAGAAGTGATTCATGCTGAAGCGAATGCCATCGCAAAACTGGCACAATCAAACGAGAGTGGAAAAGACTCTGCTATGTATATCACACACTCGCCTTGCATAGAATGTGCAAAGAGCATCTACGCAAGCGGGATTACAAAAGTGATATATAGAAACGATTATAGGTCACACGCTGGTGTGGAATTTTTGGAAAAATGCGGAGTAAGGGTTCACAAAGGATGAATATACACGAAAACGTAAGTTGCGCATACTGCGGAACAGAATACACCATCGAATTCGAAAAGGAAGACGATGAACTTATCTACTGCCCCTCATGTGGAGAAATGATTCCAGATGAGGATGAAGATGAGTACGAAGAACTAGACTTCGAAGAATAAGACCACAATGTGGTCGATATGGGCAAAAGCATTAGGAGCGAAGGCTTTCGATGACAAAGATAGAGCGGACAGGGTAGCACTTGTCCGTTCTGCTTTAGTATTATTCGAAGTTCTCGTAGGTATAGTAATAGTATTAAACGCAATAGCGACTCATGGTTGGAGGCTGATAGGCTTATGAAAGATATGTTAACCCCTCACGGTAAATTGCCAGATACATGTGAACGTGTGATAGAAAATTACAAAAACAATCCCATGTACAAAGACAATAAGACCGTGCAAGAATGGGTGAGACAGAGTGAACTTATGCTAGCACTTCATCAGGTTAGGGTACCCTAGCCAATACACTCCAGTTCTACTAAATATCATAGGTAATTATGGAATTGGAGTGTTTAATGTGGTATTATGAAGGTGAAGAATTCACCTCTGAGATGATTGAAGATTATGTCGGGTTCGTTTATCTGATCACCGATCTAACCAACGGCAAGAAGTATGTTGGTAAAAAGCTATTCGTATCTAAGCGAAAGCTACCTCCCCTAAAGGGTAAAACTCGCAAGAGGACCGTCATTAAAGAGTCTGACTGGAAAGATTACTTTGGTTCTAGTGATGAGGTCAAGTCTTTAGTTGAGTCTAACGGAAGAGACTCTTTTAGAAGAGAAATATTGCACTTGTGCAATAGTAAGGGAGAAATGTCTTATCTCGAGGCAAAGGAACAGTTTGACAGGGAAGTCCTCTTATCTGATGAGTATTATAACGGGATCATAAACTGTAAGATTCACAGAAGTCACGTTAAGTCGTTGATTA